CTTCGTAGAAGCGCCAAAGAACAAGAAAGTAATTCTCGGGCGATTAGCCGGGATACACAGCGCCAAGCAAAAGAAGTTCTTGCTCTTGAACGAATTATGCAACAGGCGCAGACCCGCGTTGCTGGTATATCTCTGCGCGCTAGTAGGCAGACTCCATTGGAGCAAGCTTTTCGTATTGACGCCAGTGCGCAACGAGAGTTGAACCAATATGCTTCAATCCTCAAACAATATGGGACGGGCAGCCTCCAAGCCGAGACAGCTTCTGGTAAATTTAACCGCTCTATGCAGGCTTTGAGCAACGAAATCGCTAAAACTGGCGGCCTTCTCACTCGGGTGAGTGACAACGCACGCGTCTTTTCTGCTGCCTTTGGCGCAGCTAACGCATCTATGGGCGGCTTCAGCCGCGCCATCTTCAACACTTCAGCAGCGATAAGCGCGCTCACGGGTGCATTTGCTTTGCGCGAAATTACGCAAAGCATTATGGAATTTGAGCGGTTCACCAACACGCTTAAGACAGTTTCAGGATCGACTGGCGAATTTAATAAAAGTCTAGGCTTCTTGTTTGCCGAAGCAGACCGCATCGGCTTCGCTGTTGGCGAAGTTGGCAACTCTTTCGCCCGCTTGTCCCTCGCCATGAAAGGCGCCGGTTTTTCGGCAAACGAAAGCAAAGACTCGTTCTCTATGCTCGCAGAGGCCTCGCGTAACTTCGGACTTTCGTCCGCTGACACTATGGGCGTTATCCGGGCCTTGGAACAGTCTATGTCCAAGGGCAAGTTCATGGCGGAAGAAGTGCGGTTGCAGTTGGGCGACCGCCTACCTATCGCTATGGCGGCACTTGAACGCGCTGTCACCAAGGTTGACGGCAAGCAAGCAGACCTGAATAAGCGGTTTGAGGAAGGCTCTCTCGATACAAAAAGGTATGGCTTAGAGTTCATCCGTCAGATTAACATTATGTCCGGCGGCGCGGACACGCTTTCACGTACTCAGAACTCTATCGCTGCGGCCTTTGGCCGTCTTAATAACGAATTAGTTCGTGCCACCACGACTTTCGGTGAAGGTGGGTTTACGAACGCGATTGTTATTGCCACGCAAAACTTTATCTCTTTCCTTCAGACTCTTCGCGAAGCCGGGGTTATCAGTGCCGCCGGTGCTGCAATGGAAACTTTGGCGAAGCATACGGTGCTTTTGACTGCTGCATTCACGGGCCTAGCGGCGGCGCTTTCTGTCGGGATTATCGCAAAACTCGTTGGATTTGTTGCCGGTCTAACTCCTATTGGGCGTATTATAGCAGGGTTAGCCGCTGCGGCGACTGCCGCTGTGACTTTGACGGCTTCGCTGAACCCGGCCCAGCGTGCTTTGAACAATCTTACAGCAGCGGGCAACGACTTCAATCGCGCGTTTGATAAGGCGAAGGGCGCGTCAGAAGAGTTTCGCACCGGCATCACGGCGACGAACAGCGCCACACGGGCGGCGACCACCGAAATTGAAAAGAAGATTGATGTTCTCCGCAAATTGGGTTTGTCTGAAATTGAAGTCACGCGCATTGCGGGTGAAGAAACACTAAAGCGTATGGCTCTAGATGAAAAGGAAATGGAGCGAAAACTTAAAGTGAGGCAAGACGCGATTGGTGTGCGTCGAAATGCTGTTCTTAGCGAGAACGCGGGCGTTGCAAGGTTGTTGGCGGATAGTCTTGCTGATGAACGGCGGATCGCTGAATTAGAAAAGAAAAAAGGTTTCAAAACGACTACGGCAGCCGAAAATTCACAACTACAGAGGGAAATAGACACGCTTAAGGCATTCGGCGAACGGTATGCCGATGTGATTAAGGTTATGCGCGACTACGTCGATACGACTATTGACACAAAAACTGCGCTTGACCGCCTTAACGCTGTGCGGGAGAAAGACCCCACATTGGTAGACGCTGCTCGAACCGCAATCCTAAAAAATGCGGATGCGCTTGTAGAAGAAGGTAAGGCCCTCAAGGCAAACCAAGAGCGTCTAGAAGAAATACGGCGTGAGCGAGAAGCCCTTGCTAACGTAGTGAAAAAACCCCAAGCGTTTTTGGATGCGTTTAATGTGCCGGGCGAGGTTGTTGGTCCGTCAACAATGCAAGTTGAAGCCGCTAAGAAGCGAGCAAACGATCTCGCAGAAGCGATCAAACAGTTCCAAGGAAAATATGATGACAAAAATTTCACTTCACAGATGAAGGACGTAGAAAAAATTGTAAACTTAGCAGGCCAAGAACTCAAAGATTACGGAATCACGGCGAAGATGAGTAGCAGCGATATACTTGTGGCACTCGCAGCCAACACCGCTTTTGCGCAGTCTTTCTCTGACGTGATTGGGCCGGTTGCTAAGTTTGCAGCCGAAATTGAAAAGTTGCGCAATCCTCTCCGCGCGCAAACCGAAGCACTTAAAATTGAAATTGCGGAACAAGAAAAGCTCGTTGAAGCGTATCGCTTTGGGCGAGCGCACGTCATGGAAGCTGAAATCGCACAGAAAGCGCATACGGAAGCCCTTCGTTCTGGCGCATATATGAGTGCTGAGTACACCGCCGCTCTTAACGAATTACTTCCACTTCTTCGTCAGAAAGCGGACCAAGATAAAAGCATCGCTGCGGGCGCTTCGATACAAGGTATGCGTGATGAAGTCGCACTGCTTGAATTTCAAGTTTCATTGCTTGGTAAATCTACAGAAGAAAGGAAAAAAGGACTCGCAGTTTATTTGGCCCAAAAAGCGGCAGAGGGGGGTGACATAGAAGAAGCGGAACGACTGGCACTTCGCATTCTCAAACTCAGTAAGCAATTAGCTGACGCAGATAGGCCGGAAGTTGCGGCAGCAAGAAACGTCCGTGAAGAGAAATATACGGACACGCTGAATGCCCAAATATCGGCGCACGAAGGTATCGCCGCCGCCTACCGCATCAGCACGGAAGCGGGAGAAGCACGCGAAATCCAGTTGAAAGCAGAGACGGAGGCTATCCGTTTAGCGAAAGAAGGTGAGGGTGAAAAAGAAGAAATCTATAAAAACCTCTTAGTTTTGTTGCCAAAACTCGCTGCGGGCGAGAAAAACGTCAACGCCGCCAAAGACCTCCCTCGTATGCGGGACGAAATCGCCTTACTTGAAAAAGAACGCAGTCTGCTAGGCGAGTCTCTATCTATCCGCGAACAGGAACTCGCAATTTTCCGCTACAGGCAGCAAAACCCTAAGGCCAGTCCTGAAGACGAAAATATCATCCGCAAAACCGTTCAACTTCGCCAAGAAAACGACCAACTCGAAAACTCTTATAAAGAGATGGCCAACATCGGCGTTCGCGCCTTTGAGCAAGTTGGCGACGCCATTACAGAAGCATTTGCTAAGGGCGAAATCCGCGCTCTTAACTTTGGCAACGTCATCCGTGGCGTCATGTCGTCCATTGTCCAGTCTATCCTGCGCCTTGGCGTCGTAAACCCAATCATCAATTCGATCTTCTCTGGCACCATGCTCCCAACTTTGGGATTGGGCCTATCAGTCATGGGCGGCGGTGGCGCTGCGGCAGCGGGGGCTGCGGCGGGTGGCGGTGGTATCCTTTCCAGCCTCGGCCAGTTGACAGGCCTTTCGAACCTACTGCCGAGCGGTGGGTTCAGCGGCATGATGGCAGGCGCTAACAGCTACCTGTTTGGCACGCCAGCATCCATGGCTATCGTGGACCCCACAGGCATCCCATCGGCGGTGGCTGGCACTTCTGGCCTTCTCGGCTCCGGCGGCTCCATGTCGCTAGGGGCTCTCGGCGCCGGGTTTGGTGTTGGCATGTTCACCAACAGCATGTTGGGTGGAAATCAACTCGGCGGCGGGATCGGGTCAGGCGTCGGCTCTCTAGCGGGCATGGCGCTTGGCAGCATGATCGGGATGCCGTTTCTAGGTGCTATTCTAGGCGGCGCAGCGGGCGGCGGTCTAGGCGGCCTCTTCGGTCCCCGCGAAAGCGTGCGAGGCTATGGCTTGCGCTTGCAGTCAAACGCATACAACGAGGCAGTTGGTGGGACAAAAGATTTCGGCACTGCGCTGAAGCCTATCGACTACTCATTCTACAACGAAACCGGAAAAGCGGTTTTCCAACAGGCGGAACAACAAGTCGCCGCCACCAACGCTTATTTGAAAATGCGTAACCTACGTGTATCTGGCGCCAGTGTTATCGGAGGCAATAAGAACGGCCCCGACTATTCTTCGGCAGATGCAGGCTCCGTTGGTGAGGGCTTCACGCGCCTGCGTTTTGCCGCTGTTGATAATGCCGCTCTTGACGAGCAATTGCGTAAGCGCGTTTTCCAAGGGGTGGAAACGCTGCAACAGTATGTTGATGGCTTCATCGGCGTCCAAGACACGATCAAGAACCTTAGTGCGGACCCCGTGCCTGAGTTCAAGAAGCAGATGGACGCGCTGATTGACTCCTTCGCGCAAGCCACAGCCAAAGCCCGTGAGTATGGCATTGGCGAAGAAGAACTTCTGGCTGCACGGGATAAGCAAATTGCTAAGTTGGAAGAACAACGCAGCCTGACTATCCGTGACACCGCCCTTGAAATGCACGTGCGTCGCCTCATGGCGGAAGGCATGGACCAAGAGGCGCAGCGCATCGAGCTTGCTTATAAGACCCAGAAGGAAATTGAATCTTTCACCGCCTCGCTTGACGCGCTAGGGATCACGGCGGGAGAAAAGTCTCGACTGCTTGTTGAACTTGAAAGGACACAGGCCGCAGAACGAGTTAAGATTCTGAAGGATTCTAATAAGAACATCCGCGATTATCTTGATTCGCTTCGCACCAGCAGCCCGCTGTCAGGCACAACTACCATGGGGCGCTTGGGCGCCGCACAAGAACTATTTACCCGCGACTTGGCGGAGGCCCAAACAGGCAACGTGGATGCGCTCAACCGCATCACGCAATCGGCAGACACGCTTCTAAATCTAGCCCGCGAAGTATATGCCTCTACAGGCGGCTTCCACGACATCCGTGGCCGTGTTGTCTCGGGCCTAGAATCTCTTTCCACCATGACTGCTTCGCAGCAGAGCCTTCCTGATTTGGCAAGCGTGCCCTTGGTCGCTGAAATGACCAACCTACGCACCAACGCCGCGATTGCCGAAACTGCGGAATACACCAAGCGGTTTGATAGTAAGTTGGCTGAATTGCTGCCGATTGCAGAGGCTATTCAGGCTGCGGTGGAACAGGCTAATGAGGTTTCAAATGTGGCCTTTGATAGCACGAACCAACAGGCGACAGGAGGCGGCAACGGCGGCTTTGCTCTAGGTGGCGTTCTCCGTCACGGACGGGTCATGGCCTACGCCAACGGCGGCATCCCCGACTACGTGAATAGCCCCACGCTTGCGCCTATGGCTCTGTTTGGCGAAGCTGGCCCCGAAGCCATTATGCCTTTGCGCCGTGGTTCTGATGGACGCCTCGGCGTTGAGGTTAATGGCTCCGATAACCAAGCCGTTGTCTCTGAATTGCGCGCAGTCCGCGATGAGATTGTCTCGCTCCGTGAGGTTACGGCGGATTCGGATAGCAAAGAAAGCACAGGGTTAGTTGAAGCCATTGCCGAACTTCGAGTACAGGTAGGAGGGCTTCGTGAAGAACTCCGCACGGCTCGTCTGAGGGCGCAATGAGCGTAACTATTACGGCGGCTAGCGCCGCGATTGAAGAATCTGTTTGGCTTATCGAGATCAACCCTGATCCTGAAGGCGTTGGCGATCCTCGCCCACCCCCTTTATTTATGCCCTCCGGTGCCCCTATGGCAGCGATAGACACACGAGGTTCTTCAGTTGCCACAGCGCCTACTATCGTGGCCTCTGACCGTGGCTGGGTGCAGGAACCCGGTGATACAGGCACCATCGCCGTCTATCCACCCCGTATGCTCGAACCCCCTGCGGTAGAACGCTTCATCCCTGTCTACCCCGGAGAAGGCAGGCGCGCTCAAATCGAATCAGGCGAACTTCGTTTCTCGAACACGGATGGCGCGCTAGATACCATTGCAGGCGAATGGGCGGTGGCGGGGCGCCGGGTCAAGCTAACCAGGGCACCCCACAGGCGCCCCACACACGCCCCACGATCCACTTGGGTAGAGGTCGCCTCCCTTCGCGCCTCAGAAGCCTTTGAGGGCACTGACACCCTTCGTATGCCGCTGCGTTCGGCTGCTGCTGACTTACAGACCACTGCCAATACCCTTTACACAGGGACAGGCGGGACAGAAGGAAGCACGGGCCTTGAAGGCGTGGCTAAGCCGCGTATTTTTGGCTTTGTGCGAAATATGCAGCCCGTTCTGATAGATGACGTAAATCGAATATATCAATTACATGACGGAGCGGTTCAGGAAATTGTAGCAGTGCGAGACGGGGGTCTTGATCTTGTATTAAAAGAGGATGAAAGTTCTTACGCTTCCCTTTTGTCCGATAACCCAGGCACAGGTAAATATACTTCATATAAAGGTGGCGGATTTATTAAACTACACGCCGACCCCGTATTCTTAACTTCGGACGTGCGTGGAGAGACGGACGGGGGCTACGTCTCTACGGCGAGCCACGTCGCCGCTCAAATCTTACGAGTGATTGGCGGTGTGGCGAGTGCGACTGCTTCCTCGTTTACGGCATGGCCTCAAGAGGAGGTTGGCGTTATTGTCCGAGAAGGCACCGTTGAAGACGCTATGAACCAACTAGCCGCAGGCATTGGTTCCGCATGGTGGGGCGCTAATACGCTTGGTCAGTTTGAAGGCAGCATAATCTACGCTCCTGTCGCCACCACTTCTACTATCGCTATCGAGCCATATATGCAGATCAGCGCACCAGAAGAAACGTCCGGTTCTACGCCCCCTTGGTGGCGGGTAAAGGTGTCGTATCAAGAAATTGAGACGACGCAGGAAGGCGGGGATATAGCCGCAGCAGCTTCTACCCATATACAAGAGTATTATGGGAAGAAACGCCGCTTCGCTGTTGCTTCTGATATTACGGTTAGAACCCGATACCCCTTGGCGGTTGATGGTCCTGAATTACCAGGGGTTTTGGAATCCCAGACCGCCGCCTCTACTTTGGCGCAGTCTTTGCTAGAAATATACAAAGTGCCCCGCCGCACATGGTCCGCACGTGTTGGTCCTAGGGCGGGGGGCCTTAATTGGTGGACTATTCCAATAGGCACGACAGTTACGCTAAGGTGGCCCGGCATCCCTACGTTGGCAAACGGAAAGGCTTTTATTGTGCGCGGTATCTCTGCTAGAGGCGACTACGCTGAGTTGGAGTTGTGGGGTTAATGGGCGCGGTTCTCTCATGGAAAAATTGGGCGGAGCAAAGCGGCGCTTCGCTGACTGTTTCCAGCGAAGCCACAGGGCTTGGGCCGCGCGGCATGCTCACGCCACAGGTGCAGAATTATTGGCGTAGTGGCGATTGGAAACAATTTGCAGATGTTGTCATAGACCTTGATTTTGGCGTCAGTAGGGCGGTCAAAGTCATTGCATTTGCAGCGCCCCGCGACGGTGCTTTACCCCCGTCTGGTGCCACCGTTGCTATTAGAGCAAGCGTTTCAAGCCAAAGCGGCACAGATGCCCTTAACCTTACTGCAACTAGTTTTACGCTTAATCCTTGGGGTGTGTGGGGTTGGCGGTCTGCAACAGGCATCACAGCGCGCTATGTGCGTTTGACTTTTGAAAGCCCCGTGCCCCCGCTGTCCTCAGAAAATAGTTATTTGCAGCTTGGCAGACTGTGGGTTGGCGACGGCCTAGTAACTACTGACTCTTACGCTTATGGCCATGCTCGCTCTTTCCGTGATTCTGGCCTTTCAAGCAGGGCAGGGCTGACCGGCGTCCGTTATGCCACGCGAGGTTTGCCTTACCGCGTAGAGCGGATTGCTTTCCCTATTTTGACTGAAAGCGAAGCCTCAAGTATCATTACAGCTTCAAGCGAAGTAGGGACAACCGGGCAAGTATTTTTTGCTCGTGAAGAAGACTATCTTGGCGAAGGGTTATTTGGTCAATTTTCGGACGTGCCTGTGGTAAATCGAGAATTGGAAGATTTGTGGACAACCGATTTTCAGATCGAGGAAGATAACTAATGGGCGTCCCTGTTAATGTTGGTGATCGAGTTCTTGTCGCAACGAACACTGCGGGCACAGGGACTTACGATTTAGGGGCAGCAGTCTCGGGGTATCTGACGCCCGCCTTAGCGGGGGTGGTTTCTGGCTCTCGCGTTTCTTACGTAGCAGTGGACAGTCTTACGAGCCCTTCGCTTTTTGAAATTGGCGAAGGGACTTATACCTCTGCGGCCACGCCAACCGTAAGTCGAACGCTTATTGTCCGCAACAACACAGGGGGCACTTCGGCTGTCAGTTGGTCCTCTGGCACAAAGTATCTGTTCTTTGCCCCGTCAGCTTCTCGTTTTGTCATGTATGACAGCGATGGTGTGATGTATGTCTCCACCTATGTTGCTTTTGCGGGTGGTGGTTCTCAAAGCACAACGGTCGTGTCCCCGGTTACGGATCGGGATACCGGCCTATTCTTTCCAGGGGCGAACCGTGTGGCGCTTGCCACAAATGGCTCTAGCCGACTTGAATTTAACGAAACGGGTGCCGCCCTATTTAACAATAGCCATGGCACGAGCGGGCAAGTCCTCCGCACGAACGGGTCTACTTCTGCGCCTACTTGGGCATCGCTTACAGCCGCAAACGTAGGTGCGGTTGATAAAACGGGCGATGCTATGTCGGGGGCTTTGTCCGTTGCGGCATACTTGAATGTATATGGTAGTTCAGCGACAGAACGCAGCGTTTATTTTGCAACTGGCGCGACCACGCGGTTCCAAGCCTTAGTCACCAATGCAGCAGAGTCGGGATCGAACGCGGGTAGTAATTTCGCCTTGCGAGCATTTAGTGATGCGGGTGTATCCCTAGGCGATGTGTTCGAGGTCACACGTTCTTCCCGCAAGGCAGATTTCAAAGTAAATCCGTCTATCAACGGTAGCGAGGTTATAAAGGCCTCTGACTTCGTGACCACCGCATCCTCCACAGGAAGTATGACGCTGCCGAGTGGCATCATCATGAAGTGGGGCTCTGGGGTAACGTCAAGCGGCGCGGTAACTATAACATTTGCAACTGCTTTTCCTACCGCCGCGTATAATATTCAACTTACTATAACCGGGGGAGATTCTGCGCAGAGCTTAAACGCATTAAAAATTGGCACATTTACCAGAACGACTTTCAATGCTTATAGCCCGTCTGGATCGTCTTATAGTTTTCTGTGGTTCGCGATAGGCATCTGATGCTCAGTCTCGTATCTTCTTTTTTAACTCTGCCTGTAGCGTTGGTCAGTCTTGTGTCTGGTGGGTATCTTTGGCTCAAGTTTCTCCATGAGCCCGCGATCCGACGCGAGTATGCCGCTGAACTTTCTGTCCAAGTCGCTCAAGAAAGAGCGCGATTGCAGGAACAATCTCAAATCACTTTGGAAGCATATCATAAGACCCAGCAAGAGCGTCAACAGGCTGTGACCGTTATTCGAGAAGGGGTTGCCCGTGCGCCACAATCCGTCTCCTGTGTTTCTTCTCCTGCTATGCGGGCTGCTCTTGACGGCTTGCGTGGGGCCTCCACAGGCTCTCCTACGCCAGCCGATCCCTCAAAGCCTACTCACGTGCCCTGATATTCCTAAACCCGCTGAGCGCATGTCTGACACCGAACTCGCATACTGGATTTTGGAACTAAACTCTGTTGCTGCCGAATGCCGTGATAAACTCACCAGTGTGAAGGAGCTTCTTGCTCATGAGTAATGAGATTGCCAAGCCAGGGGAATGGAAGCGTAGGCGCCGCATTATCCACGCCACTCTTTCGTATTGCGCCCTTGCCGTCCCGGCGTTGACTGTTTGGAGCCCGGATAGTAATTTGACGCACCAGACAGTCCTTGCCTTGATCGGCTTGTCTGGCGCGGTCATAGGAAGTTATGTGTTCGGTGCGGTGTGGGACGACGCCAACGCCCGAAAAAACCAATAAGCCCCGAGTGTATTGATCGGCCTTGCGCTTTTAGGTTATACCTGCATCCCTTGCTTGTCGCCAAACAAGGAGCGCAGCGCCATGCCTATTGATGATCTAGGAGTAAGGGATTTGGCGACGCATGGCGCAGTTGCGGGGGCCATGGGTATCCTGGGCCGCCTTTTAGCCCTTGCTACCTCGGCCCGTAGGCCGAGCGGCTGGAACCTACTTTGGGAAGTCCCTCTCGCTATTGCCATGGGCGTTATTGGTAAAGGCATCGCTGACTATTTTGCTTTGACCGGATTTCCAAATTTCGCAGTCATCATCGCCGTGTCATATTCCGGTCCTCGGATTATTGATATCATGCTATCGCGCTACAACGAGGGTAAGTCTCTTAAAATCACATGACAGCATTTGATAAGGCTTTTGAGATTCTGATCGGCCACGAAGGTGGGTATGTAAATGATTTGGCCGACAGAGGCGGTGAGACCCGGTATGGCATCAGCAAACGGGCATACCCGCATATCGACATTGCTAATCTGACGCTTGCTCAGGCTAAAGATATTTACCAAACTGATTATTGGGACAAGGTAAAATGTTCTTCACTGCCGCCAGATTTAGCCCTTCTTGTCTTTGATGCAGCAGTAAACAACGGGGTTGGTGCTGCTTCTCGGTGGCTTCAAGGGGCCGCGAATGTGCCTGTTGATGGCATGGTTGGCCCCAAAACCATCGCTGCGTCGTTTTCTAGTGGCGTGGCAGAACGCTTCCATGCTATGCGCGTTGACGCAATGACCAAAATGCCTACGTGGCCTAATCACGGTCGCGGATGGGCGAAGCGATTAGCGTCGTTGCCTTTTGATGCGGCAGAGATGTTGAAGTAAAACAGGGGTTTTTGAGTGCAAGTCACGTCAGCCGAAGACTTCGCCCGCATTTGGGTTGAAAATGGTTTTTCTCCTACCCAAACGGCTAAAGCTCTCGGCATCCATATCCGCAACGTCCACGCAAGGCGCAGCCGACTTGAGTCTTTAGGATACGTGCTTCCCACTATCACGGATGACTTGACTGAACGAGACACCGCATACCCTTTGCGGGAAAACCACTTTATTGAAGACGGCACCGCAGTCATTGTGAGCGACCGCCACAAGTGGCCTGGGGACGGGGTGACAGCCGCAGAAGCGGCCCTCTATACCCTCTTGCCCGCCTTGCGGCCTGACTTCTTTGTGATGAACGGCGACCTCTTTGACGGCGCCGGGCTTTCTCGCCATCCGCCTCTAGGATGGGAGCGCAAACCTGATGTGAAATCAGAACTCGAAGCCTGTCAAGAAGTCCTAGCTAATATCGAAGGGCTTTTGCTGCCAGGAACGCCAAAGTTCTATACGGTTGGGAACCACTGCCGACGATTTGATTATAAGTTGGCTCTGACGGCTTCAGACTATAAGGGTATCAGCGGCTTTCGCCTCCATGACCATTTCCCGAATTGGAAAATGTCGTGGTCCCTACACGTCAACGCAAACATCCTTGGCGGGCACACGGTTATCAAGCACAAGCATCGCCAAGGCGTAGGCGCTGCCCGCAACAACGCCGTAGTGGCTGGCGTGACCATGGTGACAGGGCATACCCATGCCCTGACAGTGACACCCATTGAGGATTACAGGGGGCGTCGGTGGGGCGTAGAATGCGGCTTCCTGAGCCACAAGCGCCATGCTGCTTTTGAATATGCTGAAGATGCGCCTTCCTATTCGCGGCCAGGGTTTGCAGTGTTGACATGGCGTGGGGGTGTGCTATTACCCCCTGAGTTGGTCGAAGTAGACGACGCAGGCGTTGCTTGGTTTAGGGGTGACGCTGTGGCTGTAAATAAACCACGAGTTAGGGTGAGAGCAAACTATGGAAAAGTTTAAGCCAGTTCCGGTTATCGGTCTTTATAGCCCCTACATGCAAGCAGGCAAAAGCACGCTTGCAGAGGCGCTGATCTATGAGCGAGGCTTCACACGGATCAAGATGGCTGATGGCCTAAAGGCCATGTTGAGGGCTCTTTTGGCTTATCAGGGCCTTAACGACGAAGGGATCACTCGGCACATTGAGGGTTCTTCCAAGGGGGAAGCCTCGCCTTGGCTCTCAGGCCACACGCCGCGCTACGCTATGCAGACGCTAGGGACGCAGTGGGCGCGCGATTGCATGGGTGAAGACTTTTGGGTGGAAGTAGCTTCTTCCAAAATCCTCACGTCTATTGCCGCAGGCGTTCCAGTCGTCATTGATGATATTCGGTTTGAGAACGAATATTATATGGTGCAAATGTTCTCGGCGGGCCTTATGGTTAAGGTCACTCGGCCAGATGTAGACCCACAAGCCAATATGCCTTGGTGGAGGAAAGTCTTTGCCAAGAAGCCGCGAAGCGAAGGCAACTTGAATAAAATGCAATTTGACCTGTCGTTTGTAAATGAGTTTTCTGACGCCAAGGCATTCACCAAGAATGCGCTGGATAAGATCGACTCTTATCTTTGGGACTGCGGCTACAAGCCGCGCTGAGAGGATAACATATGCCCCGCAAGAAGCAGGAAGTCGCTAGGTCGCAGTTGATGGCGCAGGCAGAGCGCCTTGCTGAGATTGGCGTTGCCAAGGCCGCCATTGTCTTTTTCGATAATAACGGCGACACGGGTATGTGCTTTGCGGGGGGTATCAGCAACATGGAGCTTGTGTTTGCTTTTGAACAAGCCAAGATGGCCGTGTTAAACGGCGAGCATGAAGACGACGACGAAGACGATGAAGAGTAAGCGTAGCTTAATTGGATAGAGCGGCCTGCTCATAACAGGCTGGGTGCAGGTTCGAGTCCTGCCGCTTACACCAAAACTAAAGGCACAAAAAAAATGCACGAAAGTATTTTTAATACGTTGCGTGTGCTTGCGGTAGACGTAGCTCCGATTAAAAGTTCGCGTATGACGGCAGCTATCGTGCGTGGCAAGGAGATTATATCGTTCGGTGCTAACCAGATGCGGACGCATCCGTTCCAAGCCAAATTCGGGAAAAACCCTGAATCTCTTTTTTGGCACGCAGAGACAAACGCCATTTTCAATGCTTTGCGTGTTGTGGACGTAGACAGCTTGAAAAAAGCAGACCTGTATGTGTGCCGGGTCAAATATTCTAGCACGAAACGAGAGCAATTTATTTTGGGCAATGCTAAACCCTGCATGGGTTGCGCTAAGTGCATTGCTGACTTCGGGGTAAAGCGGGTGTTCTATACCACTGAAACAGGATACGAATGCCTTTAAGGAGGCGTGGCGGAACTGGCATACGCGTCAGACTCAAAATCTGATGGCCTCACGGCATTGTGGGTTCAAATCCCACCGCCTCTACCAACAAAAAAAAGCCGGGCATTTCTGCCCGGCTTTCTTGTATTAGGCCGCTTGGCTTTAGCCAGCGACGCGAACGGCGAGGGCAGGACGGACTGCCTTGGCGCCGTAAAGCACGTCCACAGCAAAGCGCTCTTGCTTGTTGTGGCGGGTCACTTCCATACGCATGGTCAGGCCAGACACCGGATCGGTCATCTGAGAGATGATGGAGCCGAGTTCCGGGCCAGAACCGACACCAGCCAGCGGACGGTTCACGAAGGCAAAGGCTTCGCGCTGGAAGGCAAGGTTGACCACATGCGAGGCGCGCTTGGCCACGTCAGAACCGCTAGATGCAATCGCCACCAGCGGAGGGCTGATAGAGATAGCAGTCTTGGTGCTGGTATAGGTAGCGTTGGCCGAAGTCACCACGTAGGTCTGGGTGTTGCCAGCGATGCTGAACACGTCGCCACGGCGCAGGGTGCCTGCCACGGAGGCGAGGATATCCAGCGAGGTAGCGCCAACGGCAGTGGTGGAGGCCACAGTGATGCTTGCAGCGGTGCCAGCGACGTGGGTCACGACGTTGGTGGACTGGAAGAAGTCGAAGCCGAACTTGCGGCCAAGCATACCCTCGATCTTCACTTCCTGATCGCCGGTCTTTTCCAGGTCGGACATAGCCGGAATCTGAAGTAGCTGAGCCTCGGCGTCCGGGTTCAGGACCATGCGGCGGTTGCCCATGGGAGAAAGCTGGCGGTTTAGAGCCGCACGAGCGTTCACCACGTCAGCGATGGTGCTGAAAGGGGTCTGGCCAGCTACGCCAACATAGCCATACACGTCCACATACTGGCTGTGGATATAGCCGTCCATGGAGTTGGCTAGGGCACGAACAGTCTCGGAGACGTTCATGGGGAGGAAGGATTCGCTCTCCATGATTTCCATACGCTGCTTGTCAGTGATGAAGAAGGGAACTTCCTTCCACTGGTCAAGGGCGATCTGCACGAGGCCGGGGGTGCTGTCCTGAGCCGAAGCGGGGGTCATGGACGGAGCAACGTCGGTGGCGGTAAAGGTGTTGCTGATCGGAATGTCGATGGTGGAGCCACGCATCGCACCTTCAGACGAGTAATCAAGGTTGACTAGGCGCGGCATGATCGCCTGCTCGCGTAGAGCAAGAAGACCACGAGCGAGAAGCCGGGGAATGAGGTTTGACAAACTATTGGGCATAGTAATCTCCTGTGCTTATAGGGTTTACCGGCACTCCCGCCGTTGAAACCCGAAGGATTCCGCGAACCGCGCACAACCCACAAGGGAGGCGGGAATTAATTTCGACCCCACAAGGGCAAGAAATGTAAACGCTCTTTTCTTATGGTAAAGTAAACTACAAAGTCAATACCTACGGGGTTTTAGGCCCCGTAGGTATCTGTTTTTGCTTACGCGACCACTGCCTTGCCAGACGCAATCGCTTCAAGATTGCCGCTGATTGCCTTGGCGTCAGTGGCGTTGATCCTAACCGGAGCGCGGTCGCCGCCTCGGCCATTGCCCCCGCCAGCGCCACCGCCAGAAGGGATGCCGAAGAAGAACGGGTTGGTATCGCGTAGCGACTCCACCCACGTATCAAGCGTATGGGGATTGCCGCTACGGTCGATCACATCGACGCCTTCTCGTAGCGTGGGCTTACCTGTTTCGTCGTCAAGGTGGAACATCTGTTCAGCCTTGATACGGATATATTCGGCAGCCTCCGGTAGTGCCTTGGCCTTGCTGACGGCGGAAGTCACTTCAAAATTCAGCCGCTCAGAGCGCCAACGGTTTTGCGCGGCGTCTGCCCGTGCGGCGGCTTCCTGCGCTGCTCGCTCTGCGGCTTCCTTGGCGGCGCGTTCAGCCCCAACCACAGACTTGGTGCGGCGGGTAAGCACGTCCTCAAACGCCGCCTTGCCACCTTCTACAATCATGCGAAGGTCCGCATCGGCCTGCATACGCTCCATAAGATCGCGGGCCTTATTGATGTCTTCTTGACTGCCCATATTTTGAATTTGGGCCTCATATTCCTTGCGCCTTTCGCGTTCGGCCTTGACCTCGTTCAGAAGCTCATCATTCTTAGTTTTTAGGCCCTGAGTGGCCTTTGTCACTTCTGCGGCAACTAGGGCCGCGATATCAGGGGCGCTACCGCCGCCGCCTTCTGCATCATAATTCATTTGGTTCTTAAGAGCGCGAATAAACATGACAGACTTTCTCCACAGGAGATCGCAGTTAACCGATGCGATATACGGGCGCGGCTCAGCCGCACGGTTGACTATTAGTGCCTAGATCATTGTATATGGTAAATGCAACACCCTTATGAGGGAAAAGCCATGGCTCCGCCGAAGAAGTATGAGACAATTGATTTTACACCGCCGCAAGGCGTGCAGAGCGCTGCTGAGCGTGGGCTCGAACAGCGCCGTAAGTATGGGCGTGGTGGCCTGACTACCGCAGAAGCAGGCAAGCAGGGCATTGGCTCTGGCGTGGCCCGCGCTGCCACATTGGCCGCAGGCAAGGATATTTCGCCCGAAACGGCTAAACGTATGAAAGCCTTTTTTGACCGACACGGTAATGCACCACAAGCTAAACCAGCCGATGGTGGCCCTAGTGCGCGAGCAATCGCTATCAATCTTTGGGGCGGGCGTGCTGGCGAAGCGTGGTCTGGTAAGTTGGTGCGGCAAATGGAAGCCGCTGATAAAAAGGGGAAGAAGTGATGGACAAGCCACTTTGGGAAAAGAAGAACCCCCGCAAGCGATCCGCGGCGCTTAGCCCGCAAGACAAAGCGGCAGCCAAGCGCCGTGCTGAAAAGGCAGGCCGACCCTATCCGAACGCTGTGGATAACATCGCGCAGGCTCAGCGGGCCAAAAAGCGGGGTTAACTCCCGCTTGGAATAACACGTTCTAGGAAAGCATCTGACTTTGCGGCCAGAGAGGCCGCGAGGCTGTCACCGATAAAATCAAACTTGCCTGGACTGGCCTTAGCCTTACGAGCAAGGGACATGGCGCTGGGTAGCAAGTCTGCCTTGGAATACCACCGCTTGCCGTCTACTCGGGCTTGGTCATCGAGCGTAGGGCCAGAGGCGTTGCCCGCAGGCTCAGTAACCGTAGGCGCGTAGTAGTCTTCATCTTCTCGCCAGCCAAAAGGCGCCCCTGCAATGCAAATGCGCTTGGCACCCATCCAACTAGCAACAGCAACAGCGCGGTTTACAACGGTAAACCCGCCACTAGCCACACTTTCGTAGCTGCAATTTTCTGGAAAGTATTTTTCATAGATTTCCATTTCGCATAGATTTTCAGATGCAGCACCGCAAGCAGAATGGAAAAGCACCACATTTGCGCCGCCCTTTATGAGATAATCAAACATTCTTGGATGACAGGAACTTGCAACGAAATATGTGACGCGTGGATCAAGGGGCGTCTTCTTAATTTGCTTTTCTCCAGGGTCCATCGCCACAGAGAAATCAGGGATGATGCCATACTCCGGCAGGATACGGATCGCCTGCTTAACTGCAAAAATCTTGTAGCCAAGACCTTGTAGCCGCTTAATCTCACGCAGGGAAGACGCCTTGACCAAAGACGGCGCTGTGCCACAGACAACAACGCCTTTCACCTCCGCAAGTGCGCCTTTTTGCACAAAAGGCAGATTAAGACTCGCCGCGTATTCGATGT